CATTCAGGTACTCCGCGGTGCCCCCCACTGCGTTGATACACAGTAGGACCCGAGTTCCTCACTGACAAACTTCCAAAACGACCCATGGCACACTGCAGACCCGCAACAAAACACGAGCCATGAACAGTGGGGAGCGGGTGACTAATCCGACCATGGCGGCCCCCTCGTAATGAAATATCTAAGTGAGCGTGCTCTGCCTGACTAGGTAAGAACACTCTGAATCCCCTCAACATGAATCCTGTCATGGTACCAGAAACCGCCCAGCGATGTAGACGCTGGGGTGCCATCAATAGCAGCAAACATTGTAATCTGACATGATCGATCCAAGACATTGGCGTCTGTTGTATCAGCCGTAGAATTGGTATCAAACATCTTCCTACGCAATTTGGTGGGAAAGTGGACGTCGGTCTCTTGCCACACGGGGAACGAAACCACATCACCGAGGGATTTAACCGCGGCAACATAGGATGACAGTGGGGAAATAACGTTAATGGCGGCTATAACCTCCGGATTATCGGTAAATCCCACATACACCCGTCCGGAAGTGGTAAAACTAACGGACGGTTCCCAACGTATGGTAGTGCCAGGAGTGAATTTCCCTGTGCTATAATAACTAGCGAGGGCTGGGCCAATACCGGCAGCAAGGCCAGTGGCATTACCAGGGATATAGAATCGCTTGGTATATCCGAGGCCGCTGCTGTCGGTTGTGATACCAGACCCAATCGTAGAATACTTAACCACAGTAGAATCTCCTGCACTCTCCGATTGAGGTGCCCTGTTTCGGCGACGACGAGTGGTACCGGCCATCATCTGAGCCGTGTTTTGCTTGCGCTTAACCATCTTGAAAGTGGGTTGTAGTTGTTATCGAGAGCTGTGACTTGGTCAAAAGTCAAAGGGGCCACTGAGGCTAGGACATGGGTATCGGCGTACGTCTGCTCAAGTGCGATCTGCAGATCCGGGGTGATCCCGAAAGCACGGTAAAAAGATACTCGTGCCTCCGGGGTCACCTCAGCTGCCTGAACGCCTCGTGCCATGTACCCCAACCCAGAATCCCAGATGCGCTCAGTAGCCCCAATGCCTGCTGGCCTGCCAATTGCACACAATCGGGCATACCAAGCCTCCCAGACCGGGACACCGCTAGTCAGTGACGCCCCACAAGCACCAATGGCCCCAGCCCACTCCTCAATGTCCTGGATGGTGTCCCAGCTCAGCAATGACACACAATCCTTACTCATGGCAACCCTGGGATCTCGCACCATCCGCCAACCATCCCCAATTTGCAAAGGGAATTGCTGGCAAAACTGCACTTGTTCCAGAATGTAGCATGGTTCGTCATGTGTCAAAGTAAAACCGAAGTCCAACATCCAGTCATCGAGACCAGTGAGTTGTGGCAGGTCACGCTCATCGACAAACAAAACACAATCATCGCCATTGTTGGCCAGCCGGACCCGTAGGCCGACTGACTCACAATAAGCGAGGATCATGCAGCTCATCAACAAGCAGTTACCCATGCCTGTGTTGATGTCACCGCTCATGCGGCATCCTTCCTTGTGATACTTGATGCAATGGCCTTCCACCCGGCCAAAACCCTTGTTG